CGCTCGGCGATTCCGACATGACGGATTGTATCGCGCTCGAAGTCTACTACGACAAGCTCGCGATCTTCTCACGCACCGCCACCCAGCTGTGGGCTATCGACCCGGATCCGCTGAAGAACCAGTACACCCAGACCATGCGGGAGGCCGGCGCGATCGCCTGGCGCAGCGTGCTGCAATACGGCTCCGGCGACGTGATGTACCTGTCGCAGTCCGGCATCCGCTCGCTCCGCGCCCGCAACTCATCGCTGGCAGCTGCCGTGTCCGACATCGGCTCGCCGCTAGATCCGGTGTTGCAGGACCTGTTCCGCTACATGGGCGAGGACTGGATGTCGGGCGCGATCGCCATCCTGCAGCCCGTGACAGGCCGGTTCTGGATCATCATGTCCGGCGCGGCCTCTTATGAAGGCGGCCCGCTGACGTCGCGGATCTACATCCTCTCTGCCTTCCCGGGGCCGAAGATCACCGCCTGGTCGGAGTACGATGCCGGTTTCGTGATCACGGCCGCGGCAGTGCACAACAACCGTATTGTGGTGCGGGACGACAACAACGTCGTTTACGCCTATGGCGGCATCGATCCGGCCGGCCCGGTCTATGACGATTGCTATGTCGAGCTGGTGTTCCCGTTCCACGCCGGCGAGCACGTCGCTACCACCAAGACCTTCACCGCGCTTGACGCCACCTGCTACGGGGTGCCGTGGGATGTCTATTGCGCCTTCAATGTCGAAGACCCTGACGTCGAGGATTGGGTCGGCGCCTTCGACGGCGCCTCCTTCCCGCAAGGCAAATTCGAGATCAACGGCCGCTCCACCCACATGAGCCTGCGACTGCGCTCGCAGCAAGCCGGCCCGCAGACGCTGTCCAACATGGTGGTCCACTACCAGACCGGGGAGAGCGGATGATCCATATCATCAACGCCGACCACGGCATGATCGCATCCGTGCTCGACAATCTGCGGGTGGACGATGCGCTGGAGTTGGGTGCCTGCGAGGTGAACCTGGGGTACCTGCCAGAGACCATCATGCGCCACAAGGTGTTCGCCTTCTGCGCGGTCGACCCCGACATCGGGCCGTTGGCGGTCTGGGGCATGACCCAGCGGCGCTCCGGCGTCGGCGCCGGCTTTGCCTTCGGCACCCAGGATTGGGGTGCCAGCCTGCTGCCGATGCTGCGGCAGATCCGGGAGTTTGTGATACCGTTCCTACGCGAGGCGGGGTACCACCGGGTCGAGGCGGCGGCGCTGGCCCGCCGGGATGACGTCGCCAGGTTTATGCGGTTGATCGGCGCGGAACCGGAAGCGCTACTGCGTGGCTACGGCAGCGCAGGAGAAGACTTCATTTCTTACAGGTGGCTGCGCGATGAATATGCATACGACCATATCCAGAAAGCGGAGGTCCGTTCGCACGCCACACATTGATGTGCGGCTGGCGACCAAGGACGATGCTGCGATGATCGCCGACTTCCTCGGCGATTTCTTCGATCAATCGGAGTGGTCGCTGCATATGGCCTACCACAAGCCGAAAGCCCTCAGTTACCTGGAGCACGCGCTCGGATCGCAGTACGCGATCTACGTGCTCGGCATGGAGGGCAGCCGGATGGTCGGCGTGTGCAGCTACCACATCTTCGGCGTCTTCACCGATCCGATGGCGGTGATGGACGAGACCTACACCACGCCGGAATATCGCCGCACCGATCTTGGCCGCCGCCTGGTCGCCACCGTGATCGATCTTGCCCGCGGCGACGGCTGCAAGGTGATCAACTTCCCGATTTGCAGCGGCATGCCTTCGCAGAACTCGTTGATGAACATGGTCGGGCGGCACTTCGGGGCCGAGCCGGTCGGTATGATTTTTAGAAAGGTGCTGTGATGGGTGGCAAAGGCGGAAGCGGCGGCGTCGGCGTCGAAGGCTTGGAACAGATGGGCTACGTGCTCGACCCCGACTACATGGGCACCGGCCAGGGCAGCTACATCCTGAAAGCCGACTACGACAAGAAGTACCCCAAGGTCGAAGACCCGATCGTGGTGCCGGAGGTCAAGAAGGTAGAGGAGCCGGTGGTCGAAGAGAAGAAGGTTGTCGAAGAGCCTGTGGTGGAGGACGTCAAACCGATCGGAGATCCGATTCCCACCGGCGGCGCCGTCGACCAGCCATCCGGCACTGGCCAGAAGATCGACAATGACGGCCTGAGCGGACCCGACACCACCGGAGACGTGCTCGGCGGCGCGGTGCTGAAGCCGCCGAAGTACTGGGTCGGCAACAACTACAAGCGGCCCAGCGCCGGCGGCGGCAGCCTCAAGATATCTCAGACGTGAGGATTTGACATGGGCGGCAAAGGTGGCGGCGGCGGTGGAGGCGGTGATGGGACGCCCAGGGCGCTCGACGGCACGGCGTTTGTGATCGATCCCGACTGGCATGGCACGGGTGGCACCGGCTACGTCACCCAGGCCGAATACGACGAGAAGTACAACAAGCCGGAGCCGATCGTGACGCCGGAGATCAAGAAGGTGGAAGAAGCTCCTGTCGTAGAAGAAAAGAAAGTGGAAGAGCCGGTAGTGGAAGAGGCCAAGCCGATCGGAGATCCGATCGCCACTGGCGGCGCCGTCGATCAGCCCAAGACAAACACTGGCGATCTGCTCGGCGGCTCGGTGCTGAATCCGCCGAAATACTGGACCGACAACAAGTACAAGCGGCCGGGCGGGGCTTCCGGTAGCCTGACGACAACGCAGACGTGAGGATCGGCCATGGGCGGCAAAGGCGGTGGCGGTGGCGGCGGTACGATGTGGACCCGGGAGACGGCGCTCCAGGACGAGGGCATGCGCGGCCAGATGAAGAAGCAGGTCCAGCAAATGGAGAAGGACGACCCGGATAGCTTCAAGTCGCTGTACGGCGAGGGCGGTGTCGATCGTGCGTTTTATCTGAACCTGTTCCCGCCGGAGCCGGCGCCGGTGGCCGAGCCGGTGGTTGAAGCAGCTCCCGTGGTCGAAGAGCCAAAGGTCGAGACGCCGGTTGTTGAAGAGAAGAAGGACGACACGGCGAAGCCGATCGGCGATCCGATCACTGCCGGCGGCGCCGTCGACCAGCCCAAGGCAGCGGACAACACCGGCGACCTGCTCGGCGGCGCGGTTCTGTCGCCGCCGAAGTACTGGGTCGGCAACACCTATAAGCGGCCAGGCAGCAAGGGCAGCCTGACAACGACGCAAACGTGAGGATCGGCCATGGGCGGTAAGGGTGGCGGCGGCGGCAACTATTACGAACAACCGCCGGATACATCAGGCTACGCAACGCCCGAGGAAGCGAAGAAGACGCTTGCCAAGGAGACGCCGCTGGATCTGTCACAGTATCAGCAGACCGTGAACGTCAAGAAGAAGGCAGCCGAAGCTACGGCAAAACCACCGCCGCCGGCGGTGCTGGCCGAAGGCGTGTCCAACACGGCGACGACCGAAGACGAAGACACCGGAACCGTGCTCGCCAAGTCGATCGTCAAGCCGCCGGAGTACTGGGCAGCGCTCGGCAAGACACCGTCACCGATCAAGCATCGCGATCCGACGCTAACCAGTATCCAGATATGAGGCCTCGCCATGGGCGGTAAAAGCGGACCTTCAAATAATCAAATGGTCCAGTTCGAAATGCAGCAGGCTGCCGAAGCCAAGCAGAAAGAGAACAAGCGCCTGGCTCGTCTCGACCAGGGCAAGGCTGCGATCGATTCGCTGTTTGGCGACGATAATTTCGGCGACCCGTTCTACGAGAAGTACCGGAAAGCCGAACTCGACTACACGCTGCCGCAGCTGGAGACGCAGTACGACACCGCCAAGAACAGCATGACCTACGACCTGGCGCGCGCCGGTACGCTGCGATCGAGCGCGGCCGGCTACGCGCAGAATCTGCTGGAGAACCAGAACGCCGTCAACGAAGCGGGCGTGCGCGCGAAGGCGGATACCGACACGGCTGAATTGCGCAAGTCGATCGCAAGCCAGCAACAGCAAGCCTACAACCAGCTCTACGCCACCGAAGACCCCACCGTCGCCGCCAACACCGCGGCCTCGTCGGTGGCGAACGCGCAGCTGACGCAGCCCAACACCGGCGCGCTCGGCGACATGTTCAAACCCATCGCGATCGGCCTCGGCAGCGCGGCGGCGCCGGTGTACGGTCAATACGAACTCGGCCGGCAGCTCAATTCCAACTCCGGCCGCGGCTCTGGTCCGATAACAACGAGCAGTAGTTAAGCCATGTGCGATCCTATCTCACTCATCGGCATGGGTCTCTCCATCGGCATGGCTGTGTACAACATGCAGCAGCAGCAGGAGATGGCCAGCCAGCAGGAGAACGCCAACGCGCAGTGGGTGGCCTACCAGCGCCGCCAGGCGCAGGAGTTCACCAAGCGCGACGAAGATCTGCGGCGCAACGCGGAGGCGGCCCGCACCGGCGCGTTGAGTGAGCTGGACGTCAAGAAGCAGACCGCCGCGCAAGAGAACGAACAGGCGCGGCTTACGGAGGCGCTGACGCCCGAGGACGTCGCCAAGATGGCGAACGGCGATCCGAACGCGATCGCTTCCCGGATGCTGTCCGGCCAGCAGGGCGCCGCGGATGACGTCAAGGCGGGCATCCAGGGCCAGATCCAGCAGGCCGCGATCGACGCCCGCAAGCGCATCTCCGCGCTGGCCGCGGTGCAGTCCTATGGCGGCTCGCAATATGGTCTGACCAACCGCGCCAACACCATTCTCAACGCTTCCGGCCAGGACATCCGCCTGGCCGGCAATGAACGTGCAGGCCAGCTGGCGGCATACCAGGTCGCCAAGCAGGTCGAGCCGATCAAGATTACGCAGTATGGTGGTGGCTCGTCGCTGGGTGGTTTGTCCAGCGGCCTGGCCGGCGCCTCCGGTACGGGCCTTGGCAACGCCATGGCGTCGAGCATGCAAGTATAGGAAAGGGTTGACCGATGGGTTCGCAGTGGGTTGACGGCTCTCCCGACTGGGGCACGATCGGCACCAACATGATGAGCGCGATCGCGGGCGCGCCGGCCAAGGCTGCACAGATGCAGCACATGGTCGAGACCATCAAGGACCAGCGCCTCGCGCGGGAGCGCGCACAAGAGCAGGACGCACTCACCAGAGCGGCGGTTGCCAACGTAGACGCTGCAACCGCACCCGCGACCGTAGCGCCGCGCGAATACACCGCTATGGATATTTCCAATCCGGCGATGTTGGACGCGCCGCTGTCGAAAACGGACGTAGTCGCCGGTGGACCCAACGCCGGAATGGATGTTCCGTTCGGGCAGTTTACGGACCCCCGTGCGCTGGCGAAAGCAGAGGCGGATCGCAGGCTTGCCGTCGCCGGGCAGAAGGCTGCGATCATGAAAGATCCCAGCCACTGGTCGCAGCAAACCGCCTACGGCAACGTGGCGGCCGCCGGCGTGCCGGCAGATCCCTACGAACGCGCCAAGCTGGACTTCCTGGTCGGCAAGGGGATGCCGACCCACATCGGCGCTGACGAGAGTAAGAACCCGGTTAAGATGTGGGTACCGATCAACGATCAGAATGAGCCGGTCGGGCAGGCGGTAGCGTCGAGGTCAGATCCGTCACGGCCAGGGCAGCGTTACGGCCTCTCCACCCCAATATCGTCCGCGACACCGAATCCGTTTGAGAACGAGGGTGCGACCCGGCAGCGGCTCGATAACATCATGCAGGAGGTCGTCAAGACCGGCGGCATGACCCCGGAGCAGGCGCGGCTGGTGCCGCAGCTTGTTGACCGGATTTACCCCGGGAAGCGGGTGCGGGAAGGCACAGGGGACACTGCGCAGATCAAGATCGTTCGCGAAACCCCGATCTCGCCGCAGCACCAGAGCCTGCTGGAGCTGGCGACCGCACCGACAACGCCGCCTGCACCAGGAGCTACGCCGGCTGCGCCGGTCAACCCCAACGCCGACGTGACTGTAAGCAAGGAGCCAATATCGGCAGCCGAACTCCGCAAGGAGTACGACGCGCTGCCCGAGGTCAAGCGCGTGGTTAACACCACCGCGCTGTACAACGACGTGGCGAAATCCGCCACGCTGCCGACCAACCGGGTTCGCGACCTCGACTTGGTTTATTCCTTCATCAAGACCATGGACGACCTGACCGGCGTCAGGGACGCCGAAGTCAAGATGGTGGGGCAGACCGGCTCCTGGGACGAAATAAAGAACGAGCTGATGGGGCGGGCCAGGGGCGAAGGCATGGACAACCGTACCCGGCTGAACATCCTGGAAACGCTGAAGAACCGCATCGATCAGTACCAGGAAGCCAAGAATATTCGGGATGAGCAGTTCCGCTCGATCGCCACCGAAGGCGGCCTGGCGCACAAGACCATCGTCCCCGACATGCCGAGGCTGGTCACGATCGATCCAGCCGCGGTGCTTAACGCACCGCGCGGCATGACCACTGCCCCCGAGGGTGGTGGCTTCCTGAGCGGCATCTTCGGAACGACAGACCGTCGCGCCGCGCCGGCCGCGCCGGCGACGAGGGCTTCTGATTCGCTGCTTATTAATCCGACAGGGCGGTGAGCCATGGCAGAGATCGATGACCTCGACCAATACCTGCAGGGCAATCTAGCCAACAAGGACACGCCCGAATTCAAGGCCAACCTTGAACGTTACCGCGTGCTGCGCGGCACGGAGCTTGGCACCACCAGCGCACCGCCGGCGGCAGGCGCCCCGGGAGCGCCGTCGCCGCCGATCAGCGGTGCTGGCGAGTACCCGCCGGCGGTCCCGCGCGCGCCGAGCCAATACGACATCGCGAACAAGCAGCTCGATGAGCAGGGCGGCGCACTCGGATTTCTGCGCAAGGCCAACGAGCTGCCGCGCACCATCGGCCGTGGGATCATCGGCGACTGGGGTGATCGGATCAACGCCGGCGCCTTTTCGCTGATGCCGGAGGCGCTGGGCGGTCGGCCCTACGCCGAAGGGCTGGAGATGGAGCGATCGCGCAACGCGCAGTCCGACGCCGCCCATCCGATCGGCAACACGATCGCCAAGGGCGCCGGCACGGTGATGGCCGCCGCCGCACAGCCGAACAAGGGTGCGCTCGCCAACACCTTGGTGGACATGCTCGTCAGCGGCGTGCGGGGCGCCGGCGGCGGCAACACTGACCTGTCTACGGGCGCGGGCTGGAAGGAAGCCGGCGTGCGCGGCGGCGAGGATGCGTTCGCAACCGGGGTCGTATCCGGTCCATTGAACAGGCTCATGAGCACGCTGCGGCCGTATTCGCAGGTGGTGCCGGATGTGGTCGCCGCCGCCGAGCGGATGGGCATCAACCTGCCGTTCTTCGCCCGCGCGTCGAACCCGGATGTGCAGGCCGCCGGCAGGCGTTACGCGCAGACCAATCCGTCT